ATTATATGTATTAGTTGCTTCGATAAAAATTGTACCGTAATTTTGTAATGAATTAACTTCACTCGAAACAGAAAATATACGATCACCTTCTCGATTTGAAACTGTTGCACGTATAAGGCTAATATCGTTTTCTAATTTATTTGTTAAAACATCACTTAACGTTGTATTATATTGATTTACATTCGATTCTAAATTTTCTGTTTGAATTCCTAACTGAGAGTTTAAGTTCAAAAATTCATTTTGTAATTCAGGAACCGGTGTTTGTATAGGAGTTGTATTCTGATTTATACTTACTTGAGGCAATATCGGTTTATTGTTTATAAGATTTAATTCCTTACTCGTATAAGTAATCACCGTTACTGGACTTGAATTATCAACTATACTTGTTTCTTTTGTCAGATAATCAAGTTTTGTATTCGGTTGTGGATTTGTTATTGAGCTATCCACATTATTGTATACAATGATTGGGGATACAGATCCTGTTACAATACCAAGTTTATCTTTAGATATTGTTGTTTTTATTGTTTTATTTGGTATATCTGATTCGCCTTCAATATTGTTACCAAGATCACCATCAACTATATCAAACCCTATCATTTGAATAGAAGTTGCATTTGATATATAATCCATTCTTGGAGAAGCAGACGATGTTAGATCATTTGATTCAAATACATTGTTTGGTTCTGCTGTGAAATTTCTTCCTATATTACCAACTTTTGATCTTTCTAAGATATTTGGTTCCACTACGAGACCCAAAATAGGATTTGCACGAGCTGGTAGTGTTTGACGAATTTGATCGAATACACTAAAATCAAAAACAGAAATTAAATCGATATATGTGTTGAAATCATTTTTGTTTGGATATTTTTTCCAATAATCTCTAGAGAGCCATTTTAAGTCTGTGTATTCTCCAGCCATTATATTTGAATAATCACCGATATAATCGTCTATTTCAGCACCACCAATCGACTCATATATATCTTCGTTGATAACATGTTGAGGAGAAAACGCAACCATCAATTTGTTAGAATCAACGGAAAATCTATCAAATGCGGAGACTTCAGAACTAACGTTCATGTCTAATCCGCCTATTAATGAACCAGAATCAATTCTAACCTTTTCTGTATATATTGTGTTGTTACCAAGTGTGGCAACTTCCATATTATATGTTTCAACAATAGACTCAAATGCATCGGAATTAAATCCTACAAAATTTGCAGCTTTTGGAGATGTTAGGAATTGTGTTTTTGTTTGGTCTGGATGAGAACTTGATAAGCTTGTTGTCACGGCAACATCAAACTTTTGCCAGAACTTAAATTGTGCTTGTAAATCATAAAACGATGATGTGTCAAAGTTTCCATTATAAGCTCTAGCAGCAAGTACATGGTTATTAAACGATGACTCTGTTAGTGGATTTACCCAATATCTCAGTTCATATATTGATCCAGAAAGTATTTTATCGGTCTTTGGATTTGAACCAGATCCAATAAATAACGTACCATCAGACACCCAAGCTCGATTTATATTTGGATATAAACTTCCACTTACAATAACACTCGCAGATCGTTCTACCGCAATCTTACCGTATTTGTTTGTTTTTACAAAGAAATCATACCGTTGTTCCGCCGATGACGAATCACTAGTAAGTCTTCTTCTGATCATAAGATTGAGTGGAATATCATCATAAAGATATTCATCTTCAATAGATGCTGAGAAGTAGTTTGTTCCATCGCCGATGTGGAAATATATAGATCCTTTTTCTACATCTGTTCCATTTTTATTTACAGTAACATACCAATCAACTCTATTTCCAGTATTTTTTTGTAAAAGTGTTTGTTCTGGATCATTAGTATAACCGTATGTATCATTTGGTTCCATCTTCCAACGGAATGTGACTGTATCAGGATATTGCCAAATATCTTTTGAGTTCTGAACCTTTTCCCATGGCACACTAACATATTGTTGAGTAGTTGGGAGTGGAAAACTACCTGAGAAATTCAGGAAGTATGTATGTTTTTCCCATTCTGCTCTTGGAATTATACCTAAATCTGCATTATCAGGCCCACCATATTCTCGTATTGTAAGTAGTGTTTGTGGTATTCCATAAGCAGAAAGAAGAGCTTTTATACCACGACCAGTTCCTTTTGATTTATAGATGTATGGTAAGTTGTTAAGAACACGTCGCCATACTTCTTTTGTTCTTTCCTCTTCTGTTTTAGACAGGTATTTATTAACTGTTGTTTTTCCTGTCCATATTGGATCCCCACTACCACTTACACCTAAAGCATATTCCCACAAGTCTTTTGCTTGTGTTCCATGTGAAAGTGTCCATCCAAGATTTTTTGCAACATCATATATCAAGTCCTGAGACATACCGTCTTTAGGATGTTCTTCTCGTAGATTTTTCTTAATTATATGATCGGTATAAAGATATAGAACATCAAAATGATGTCCCACCATGTTTATAAACGTAACAAATTGTTCATTATCACGATCATCACGTAAATATTCAGGTATAGCTTTATTTAGTGCATTATAATTTTTTAAATCATAATCTGTTGCTATGTCTATCGTTTTAGAATACCATTCATCAACTTCATTTGACCCTGAAGTATAAAATTTGTATTTACCTTCTTTTGTTGCAATGTTATAATCGCTACTGGTTACTTCATACTTAGGATATGGTACGATTGAGGCTGATGCCTGTGATGTGTAATAATTACTACCCGTCGTTTCATAATAAAGCCATTTTTCAAACGAATCAAATCCAGTTATTGTCTTATCTTTAAGATTCTTGACTTTTATTTTATTAGCAGAAATTGATCCCGTGTATGTATCTAATAATGTAATTTCATTATTATATCTTTCAACCAATTCCATCTTGTACACGAAATTATTTACCCGTTCTTCTGCAGATGAATAGAAAACAAAGTTTTCAAATTCTCTAAAGTTTACATTTAGTTGAACTGGTAAATTACTCGATGAAATATATCTATCCAATATTTCCTGTGAAGTCTGTACGTTTGCGGATAAAATATCATTCCAAGATTTATAATCTGTTTCTGAATTTACCCAGTAATCATAGTCTACTTCAAAGTTAGGACCTTTTAACTTATTTAATTGTATCGGAACTGCCTCTCCAATATAATTCACAGTTTCGATATATGGTCTCATTATTTCTTCAGAAACCCAACATTCAAAGAATGTAGTAAGATCAGCTGGTAATGGTTCATATAATTTTACATAGAAACTATTTTTACTACCATCACTTGTTACATTTATGATATTTGCAATTTTATTTTCACCAAAATTCAAAACCACAGATGGAATTGTATCTTGTCTTGGGTCTATATAACGTAGTACAAATAGTTTTAATTGAGCTTGAGCTTGTTCAGAATCTGGATTGATCAAAGAGAGTTTTAATTCCGATCTATCCGGCGATATATCAGAAATGAACAATTTATTAGGACTTTCATATGTCCCTATTAAATTTCTGAAGAAGTTATAGACGATCTTATATACACCTGGTGTATTACCGGCAAATCTCATATCCCTATGAATGTCTAACCCAATATTAGAATTATCTATCTTCCAAGATTCTATATTGTATATGGAAGATATATAGGCACCATTTGGTAAAAAGGTGTGGAATTCAAAATTCCATTTTTTGGGATCAGGTGGATTTATCGGCGTACTATAAGGAACTTTTTCTAAAAGTTTATTGTCTTCTAAACTAACACGTACACCACGTATAGGCAACGTAGTTTGTAAAATTTCATCAATATTTTTGTATTCAAAGTTTGCCATATTAAATTATATACCTCAAGTACTACCCTTTAATGAATTTACAGTAGCCTGTAATGCAGCTATCTGTGCCTTTAGAGCCGTGATTTCTGCATCTTGGGATGCATTTTTACCTGAATTTTGTGATGATGCATTTTGTGAGAGGTTTTCTAATGCAGAATTTATGGCAGTTATTTGATTTGACACAGATGTTCCCAAACCTGTTAGTGTGTTATCAATAGTTTCTTGTAGTCCACTAATAACTGCGTCTTTATCTTCAATTTCTTGATCTTTTTTCAAGTTATCTATTGCTATAGAATCTATGAAGGCTTCGTGTTCAATTTCATTACCAACCATAGAATCTATTAATTGTTGTTTTGCAACAACAATTTCTTGTAATTTAGCAATCTGAGCTTCTAAACCTGCAACAGAGTTTCTGTTTTGAACAGTAAGATTTCCTAAATTGTTTAGAAAATCATCCAAACTTCCTGATGCAGCAACTATATCCGTGAATTTTTTCTGAATGTTTGCCTCTGCATCAACTGCATCGTCTAAATTTGAAAAGTTTCTTTGAAGAATATAATTGAACCTAGCGGTTCTATATCTATCATCTATTGTTGGGACAAGAATTTTTCCTGAGTTTCTGAATATATTTTGGAAAGATGTTATTCTACCTATTTCATCTCGTGTCAATTCTCCATCAATAGGAAATATATCTTCTACTCTTATAAGTTCTTCCAGAGCTTGACGAAGCTGTTCTGATGGCAAAACCCCTCGTTCGTTACCTGTTAAAATTTTTCTAGCAATATAATAATCAAACGTATCAAGTTTCAAAACTGGATCTGAGTTGTATTTCTCTATACCTTCCAGTGCAGTTTTTATAGCGGCTGCATCTTTTGATCCCAAAAGTAAAGCTAGATTTTTTTCTTCCGCGATATACTTTTTTACTATTTCATATTCATACGTTTGTTTAAACGATCGAAATTTTTCAAGTAAATTCAATCTCTCGTCTGGTGTTGTTTTTTTATATCTTTCGAGTTTAATACCATTTTGTTTGAAGAACTCAAAAAATTCATCATAACTATCCATAGTAAAATTAGGAAAGTTATCAAGAATGTATTCAGCTTGATTAATATCTATATCAGCCAAAAACAAAAACTTAACTAAGTCCAGCGTTGTTGTACTTTGAGCACTCATCGTGTTACCTTGAAGTAGTAACTATTATCAAAAATTTGAACGGTATCTCCACCATCAGTTTCTGATTTTATAAGGATTCTATAAAATCTTTCTGGTTGAAAGGAATTCATCCAAAGATCAAAATAATTACCATCAGAATCACAACTTATTTTTGACCCCGTATAATTAAACGGTAAAATTACTTCATCAGTATGAGCGTCTCTTACTTCATAGTACGATGACGTTGGTAGAAAATAATTCTTAATATAATAAGATTGTGTAGTGTAAGTCTTTTGTGGATACCGCTCATTTACATTTATTCTTATTTTTGCTTTTTCTGTCTCAGTATAAAACTTTTTGAGTTTTAGATTTAATACTGCATTTTCAGTGTTTATTTCTGTTAAACTGCCGGTTAAAAAAGTTGAATCATCCCAAATAACATGAAGTCTTGGAATATATATCGTGTTACTATCAGTTCCAAAAAATTTCAAGCTATTTAAAGTTTGTGTTGATGATTCAATCTCTCCACTAAACTTTAAAATCATACCGTCATTTTCAAATCGACCAGAACCAGTTATCCACTTCTTAATTATTGGAGAAACATCCATGTAAACATCAGACGTTTCGTATGAAAAAGATTGTGTGCACGTAATATTATCAAAATTCCACCAAGTTCCTCCACCCTCTTTTGTAAAGTAAGAAGATGTTACTGTTGCAGATATAGAGCCAAAAATTAAAGATGAATCAATCCATGTATCAGAAACCTCATCCCATTCTAAATTTGATAGATATGGTGGTATATCCCACTCAACCCCAACTGATTTTGAAGTTCTGTATTTCCACGATACACCGTCTGTTGTTATTGGTACGTTATTATATCTACCCGTTCCATTAACCCATGATGAACTGACTGGATATGCATAAATTTTATACTCTTGGGGTATTTCTCGTGCTTCAGTTGTTTTTAGTGACAAGAAATATTTGACACTACCCGATGGTATTTTTCCAGAATTTACTTTCTCTTCCAATTCTGATAAATTGAATTTCATCAGAACTCGACTATTGTATATAGATGACCCCACATATTCGTGAGATAACTCAAGAATGGAGTCTATACCCGTGTTTTTAAACTCGGATTTTTCATATATTGTTGCATCAAACGTGGGGTATATCGTGTATATCATCCAAATGCCCTCACTTTACCAATGATGTCATTATCCGGATAACGGACTTCAAATATAGAAGGATCCAATGATGGGAATATTATTCCGTCTTTTGTTGCCTTGTCTATAGTATAAGAATTCCCAAAATATCCCGCACTAACATCATTAATGTTAAATACTCTAACAACAACAACCGTTTGAACTCCTTCAACTTTATCTAACTCGGTGTAAATGTTACTTATTACTATCGGTTGGTTTATCTGCCATCTCTTAATGTCAAAATAGTTTTTAAGTCTATTGATACAACGAAGAATTACTTGATTTCCATTTTGATCTGGCATTGTTATTATTTCAAATTCAATTCCAATGTTTATCACATATGCATCTTTTATATTAATCGCATCTGTTAACATTCTGTGGTAACCAAGATACAACTTTAGATTTTCTTTTGTTGCTTCATTTATATTGGTTAATCTCCCATATGTATCATAACCAAGTGTGTATAAATTAAGAGCGAGCGGATTGACAACACGATCTGAATTGTAAATGGATTCTTCTGTCAGTTGATCATCTTTTGTTATATATGCTTTTGCTATTGCACCATATTTTTGTGGAAGACTGTATGTTCTTATTATATAGTCTTCTTTTGTGACCGCTCTGTTTTGAGAAGCAAAATATGCTAAAGCGTTTTGACGAATTTCATCTATTGATTCACCTTCTTTGGCACCAGATGCTGGTTCTGGATTTGTTACAGCCAAACTACCAATAACCTGACCGTAAAGTACCAAATCCAATCCAGTTTCATCCAAAAGTATTGTTCTTGATTTTATTCGTGTAATAGTGTCACTTGGAACATTATCTCGTATGCCACCACCTGATGTATAATAAAGTGTGATGTCTGTATTGTTTGGTGCAAGTCCATATGTTTTTGTATAAAGGAAATTTGATGGATCAATATCAACAGAGGATAATGTTTCAATCCCCGCTAAAGATGATCCAATCAAATCTGGATTAGGAACCAGTAATTCGTCATCCAGTTCAGAAACACCAGCGCCAAACTGTATTTCTATCTTTCCATTATCCAATTGACGAGATACAAATCGTCTTGAAATTTTTCTTAACTTAAGCAAGTATGGTGTTTCACTACGGTATGTTGACAACTGCCTATCATTTCTTGGAATATTTGGCGTTGGTTCAAATATTGTATCTTGTGCCAAGTATGGTACGTGATACCATTTGTTACCATCAGAATCAATTCCATATAAGATGTCTATTATGTTTACATCTTCTAACTCTATTTTATCATATGGTTTTGGTTCACCAAATGAATATGCTTTTGTTTTTATAACACCAGATACAGCA